GGCTAGCAACATCTGGTAGATTGTGTGTTTTTAAAACTTGTGCTTTAGGTGCTGTAGCTGCTGCTGGTCCATTCATATGAATAGCAGGCGCAGTTTCTACAATATTTCCGCCTGCTTTAGTATGGTTAGCTCCGCTAGATGTATTATAGATATGTCCGCCAGCGTTAACATCAAAGTCTGTTGACAACGATATTTTGCCGTTTTTTCCTACTATTACATTCCAGTCTAAACCGGTTTCTAACTGCATCTCTTCACCGGCTTTAATATTAACATTACGCTTTGCTTCAATATTAATATCTCTGTCTGCATAAAAATTAAAATCTTTTTTAGTTCTAATATTGATGCTGTCATTGGCAAAAATATCTATTTTACCATCACTAGTCAGCTCTATCCAAGTAGTTCCCTTACTATTGCCAATGTAGATTAAATCTTCACTGTTATGTAATAAAATTTGATGACCAGTACGGGTACGCAATCTAATTAATTCATTATGCGGGATATCTCGTTCAGCAGTCGTGCCACCTTCTACCGAAACGTACTCAGGTGGTCCATCAGATGCAGGGGTTTTTCTTTCCCACTTGTCGTCTCCGTCATCCATAACAAAGCTACTACCACCTAACCGACTGACAAATGCATTTGGAATTTTGTATTCGTGTTTTCCTACTTTACCCTGCTTACCTGTTTTATCTACAGGCCCAGGTGTTGAAATACCAAAAACAGAACTAGGAATTTCTCTGCGAGCAGAAGATGATGTTATGCCTCTAATATCATCTTTTAGTAATCCTTGAGTTTCTAATTTTGTTGCTAACGGGCTTTCAGGTTTGACAATTTTTGTAGGATCTTCTGTAACTGGATGAATAATTTTATTATATTCTCCCGTTGGCACACGTTCGTATTTGGCGTCAGTTTCTTTAGTATCATCAACTACATATTTTGTAGAAGCGTGTCCTGGTAAAGAAAAATTCATATTTTCTTCAATCACACAGCCCATCCAGTAGCCCTTACGTACATCTCCTCCGACAAAAATTACCATTACAATAGTGCCAATGTCAGGAGGCACCATCCACATACCATAGGACTTCTGTGTGTTGTCGTAGTCGTCAGGATCTTCGCCAAGATACGCACTGTTTGACACACCATAAAAAGGACTTAGATACTTAACAGTTCTAAGCTGTCCTTCTCTATCTTCGTCATTTCCTACCTCGTGTAACAATTGTACTTCTAAGGCGCCCATATAATTAGGGTCAAGGTGGCTGACCACTTTTGCTAAAAACGGGCCGGGGTCTTGAGGACTTTCGTTTTGCCCTAGTCTAGTTTCTTCTGCCATAATTATCCGTTAAAATCTCCAAGGGCTGCATTATTAGCTGCAACTTCTTGATCTGAGAGTTGGGGTGCACCGTCTGGGTATTCTTCAGCAGCTGATGCTTCTATTGCCGCAATATCTGCTCCTGCATCTTCTCCGTCTGGCTGATCTGGCTGTGCTACTTTTGGCAGTGCCGGTTCTCCTTCTGGAGCATTTTTATTGTCTTGTCCTACTATTCTAACTAAACTTAGCTGTTGAGTAAACTTTCCTCGATTAAAAATACTTTCAACTTGAAGTACTCTAAACAATCCGCTAAATTGTTGTACAGGTTTAGTATCACCAAAATTATAAAAGCCAGTTTTAGTGTTTAGATCTATTGGTGTTCTAAAGTTAACACTAATTAACACTTCGCCTGTTTGATAGTCCATAGCACCGTCAGTGTTAATGTTTTGTTTTTCAGTTGCGCCTGCGGAATAGTTACCTAATCCACTATCGCTAATATAATAAGGATCTCCAAGTATTGTCATGTTTAAATTAATCATGTCAGTACCTTGAGTAGCTAGTTCATGGAATTGTCTAGCTGCAATAGTAGCAGCATCATCGACTCCAGTTCCGCCATTTTTATGACTAGCCGATCCTATTTTATCTGTTTTATTAGTAACAGGAGTTTCTTGAGTATTAGGAGTACTGCCTGAAGGATTTTTGCCATCTTGTGCTTCTTGTTTAACTGTGCCGGCTCCTTGAGCAGCTGACATTCCTTGATTAGATTCTGATTCTTTACCGCCATCTGCATTCAATGCTCTATAAAAGCCTGCTTTAAAATCAATTTGAAAATCTAGTACATCAATATTTTTACCAGTATAAATGTAATTGTATTCTTTAAGTGCTTCTTTCTTTTTGTTTTCTAAACCAGGTGCCTTGTCATTAGGTGGTATGAAAACAGATGCATCTACCAAATAAGGTACAACTCTATAGACAATTAATTTAGGTTTTTGTCCTACTTTATTATCTTCGGGACTAGATTTCATAAAATATTGTGTTTCAACTCTCCACCATACTACTTGTCCTTGCGGAGTCCAGTTTGATTTGTTTAATGCTTGGCGACCATAGTCACTCATTAATATAACTTGATTAATAATATCTTGTACTGTAGATCCTTGTGGAAATTTAAAATCTGCATTGTTTGGATCAATTTGTACGTTGCCTCGTTTATAAATTCCTGTTGCTTCGTCATAGGCAAGATTATCTTTAGCAAATGGAGTATCACCTTTATTATAAAGATTAAAGCCCATACCAGACTTGCCAATGTTGTTAACAGTGGCTGCATTTAATTGAACTAAAGTTGTATTGTCACCTCGACCAATTCCTAATTTTTTAAATATTCCAGATGATGCAGAGTCTCCGGGTTTAGCCGTAGCAGGCTTATCTGCTGATTCATTAGGCGCTGCATCGGCACTGGTAGCAGCATCACCTGTTGCAAGATCTGAAGGAAATAAAATTATTACTTCATCAGAAAATTGTTTATTTCCTTTTTTACGTTCTTCATCTAATCTATCATTAAGAACTTTTTGTAGACTTTTCTGTCCTTTTTGTAACATTTCTTGTACTGTATAAGGACCACCTTTGTTACAACTAATATTAACGTCTGTTTTAGTTTGAGAATAAGAAGATGAAAATGCCTGCTCATTCCATGGATAAGCTTCTACATCATACGTACAACCTTTTCCTGTGACTCGCATTCCTATTTCTCTAAGTTTTAAAGGAATCATTTTTTTAGTGTTGTCAATTTGTTGGTTTAACAAATTAGCATCAATGTGTCCTTTAAACTCTATAGTCAACAATACAGGCACATCAAGATAATTTAAGTACCCAGACTGCAATGCTGCTGTCTGCATAGCCTGGAAGAACAGTCCCATACTATAAGGTTCAATGACTGTAAAGCTCATGCTGAGTGCATTAGAATTTCCTGTGCCTTTGTTTAAACCTACCATACCGCTGATTTTTAAATTTTCAACATAAAAATCATATTTGCCATAGGCAGTTGATACAAGATCTTTTTCTGGGGCGGCGCCGGCAGACTTAATAATAATTGGTCCTAAATCGCCTTTTCTGTAAGTTGAATTTGGATCATTAATGTGTTCTAAAGGAAGTACACTTAATGTAAACATATAGTTAAACGAAGTATATTGATTTAAAACATTAGGGAACGGAGGCGTTCCTGGAACAGATGCTTTAAACCCTGAAGTGTAACCTTTTACGTCAAGAGTAGGCTGTCCTGCTGCAATGCTGCCTAGTGCGGAAGTGGCGGAGTTTGCAATACCTGGGACTAATCCTGCAATATTAGTACCCACATTAGATAATCCGCTAAGAGCAGCATTTTTCAAAGATTCCGCAGATTGTGTTGCACTAGCAATGCCTTGTGTAACTGCAGAATTTCCCGATAATACTTTAGTTACTTGGCTAGATGCTGTAGTTGCTGCACCTCTAACTTCATCAAAAAATCCCATGTTATAATCCCAACAGTTTGTTTAAACTATCGCCTTTAGGTATGTATATCTTAGTTCCAGCAACAAAATCATAAATTGGATCTTGTAATATGTCTAAATTTCTCTGCATAAAAACCCACCAAAGTTTAGGTTCTTTGTAAAGGTCGTAGGCCAACAAATCAGGTCTAAAATTATATTGAGGTTCTATTGTGTAGAGATAGTCATCTGATTCTGCAGGCACTGTTCTAATACGAAGTATGCCTAGATAGTTATTTTTTATTTGCGTATCTTTCCACGGACTTGTATTTTTATAAGTAGCCATTAATTATACCCCGGAATATTATTGACATATTTGCCGTTGACAAAATCGCCAAGATTAAATTTCCTAACATCTTCTCTACTGTAGACAGGCATTACCGTTACTGAAATATTACTCTTTACAGGAACATGCGTTGCGCCTCCGGATGCTGAACCTGAAGTTCCTCCTCCGCCACCGGATGCGCTTAGTAAATTTTTAACGCCGTTGACTACGCCTGATGCTGCACTCACTGCGCCTAACGCCCTTGCGGCTTTACCTGCACCAAATGCTCCGGCTAGTCCAGCAAGTGCTCCGGTAGTTGCTGATATGCTTTCAATAGATGACATGCCGCCTCCAGATGCCATACCAAATCCACCCATTGATCCTTCTGACCCTACATTAGTAGAAATATAATTTACGTCTGATGGTAGTTCGCAAGAAAAATTTGTAACAACTACAGGTATATTTTTAAACACATAATCTCCGTAGCCATTTAATAACACAATAGGAGGAGGATTACCAGCTTCTTTACCCATGTCACCGCTGAACATTTTAGTAATAGATCTTAGATAGTGTACTGCGGCTATCCAGTACTGTGCTTGTATTGCATCTTCTACGTGAAATGCACCGTTAATCGTAATAGAGTCCGATTTACTATTTTGATAGCTTAAGAAATTGTAGTTTTGATGTGTGATTGCAGTGGGTTCATAGTTAGCCGACGAACTAATTGCAATTGAAGGAGTAAAGGGCCACACTAGGCCGCCTGCACGTACTAATGGTTGTAGTACTGGGCTCCCTGTGTAAATTGGAGTGCTGGGCATACTAAGTCTAACACGCCAATCGTTACTAGCATCACTACCCACAAACTGTGCTCCGGCACTGAAAATTTGTCCAAGTGCATTGCCGCCTGTGGGCAAATTTGCGCTCCGTAATGCCGACACTAATGCCGCAGGATTTGATAAATTATTTAACGCACCTGCAACTCTACTCACTGTTCCTGCAACAGATCCTAATGCGCCCATTGCTGAAACAGCATTGGATCCTAAAGATGAGGCGGCTTGCCCGATAGTTCGTATACCTGCGCCTGGATCAAAATTTGGCATTATTGGACTCCTTTGTCAGTGTATTTAGTTGACAAAATAAACTGCGTAGTTTATAATGTATGTAATTAGGAATGATATGACTAAAGTTAACTACTTAAACAACAAAGATTTATTAGAAGAAATACACAAAAGCAAAAATACATTTTGTAGTTTTGTCAATCCAGAATATCATCAATACGATCTTATTCTACCAACCGTTGATAAAATTAACATTCGAACTGTTGCAGAGGCCAAACGAGCACAGGCAAAACGAATGAGTCAAGAAGCTTATGCTAGTCGTAAGGCAGCAGGTGAAAAAGTAAAAATTGCAGACTGCGAAGTAGATTATAAAAAAATTCCCAAACAAGATTTAGTGTTTAGAATTATGACTTTCGATCATATTCCCTTAAACAATACACGTAAAAAGAATCCTAAAACACTTGCTGACCATAGAGACAAAGTAAACTTTCCGCCGTTCCAACATTGGAAATTTAATGAAAACGATATCCTAGTATGCGTTGG